GAAGCGAACCGAACAGCACACACACTTCGCGGCAGGTGTAATAGATTATTCGCTCCACTAATAATTTTCCTCCCCACTAAGTTAAGATATCTCGTGGAGTTATCCACAGGTTTATCCACAAGGGAGATTAATGGCTGAGAACTCAGCAGATATAGCAAAACGGATTATTCTAAGTTGTGTAGCAGAAGCTATGACAATAGAGCAGGCCTGTGCCTCCGCAGGAAAATCTATGAAGACCTACGAGTACTATCGTAGAACTGACAAGGTCTTCGCTGACAAAGTAGACAGAACTAGGCTAGGTCTTAAGGACAAGCAGTTCGCATCAGGAGATGCTCACGATCTATCCTTTGCAGAGTTCAGGCAACGCTTTCTTCATAACTCTACCTTTGCCCACCAACAGAACTTGGTGGATGTTATAGAGGGACAAGAACCTTCCTGGTTCCACCCATCTATGAAGTACGAAAAGGGTATTGCTAATAACCGTATCCTTATAAACATTCCCCCAAACCACGCCAAGTCAATCACCATCACAGTTGATTATGTAACCTGGCAAGTTTGTAAGAACCCTAACTTTAGAATCCTAATAGTCTCCCAAACCCAGCGCTTAGCAGCAGACTTTCTTTACGCTATTAAGCAACGTTTAACACATCCAATGTATGAAGAACTACAGACTGCCTACGCTGCTGGGGTTGGGTTCAAATCTAAGTCAGCATCGTGGCAAGCAACTCGCGTTACCTTCGGTGATGAGTTGCGTGAATCTAGCGAAAAAGATCCCAACATAGAAGCAGTTGGTATCGGTGGTCAGATCTACGGTAAACGAGCAGATATGATTATAGTAGATGATGCTGTAACCCTATCAAATGCAAATGACTTTGAACGCCAGATTAAATGGCTAACCCAAGATGTTAGATCTCGTCTTAACCCAACAGGTAAGTTAATTATCATTGGCACTCGCGTAGCCTCAGTTGACCTATACAAAGAACTACGCAACCCAGACAGATACCCTGGTGGTATAGTTCCTTGGACCTACTTGGCTATGCCAGCACTTCTAACCGCAGATGAATCCCCTGAGAAGTGGGAAACTTTATGGCCTGCCTCAGATCAACCCTTTGATGGACAAGCTGAAACGGATAAGAACGAAGATGGCTTATACCCCAGATGGAACGGGCGCAATCTTTTCAATGAGCGACAGAGTATGGATGCTTCAACTTGGGCGCTCATTTACCAGCAACAAGACATCTCTGATGATGCAGTTTTTGATCCTGTGTGCGTTCGCGGCTCTATTGATGGTATGCGTAAGAGTGGTAGGCTTACCCCAGGTTATCCTGGTCACCCAAAAGATTTAAATGGTTTTTCTATAATCTGTGGTCTAGACCCAGCAATGATTGGTGATACTGCAGCTATCTGCTATGCGATAGATCGCATTAACCATAAGCGTTATATAGTAGATGCTATAAAGATCACTAGACCAACACCTGCACAAATCAGAGATTTGATATTTAACTGGACCTCTATCTACGGTCCTACTGAATGGATTGTAGAGCGAAATGCTTTCCAATCATTCTTAACTCAAGACGAAGGTATTAGAGCACACCTTGCAACTCGTGGTGTTATATTACGAGAGCATCATACTGGTAACAATAAGTGGGATGCAGGATTTGGTGTAGCCTCTATGTCTACCTTATTTGGAACTAAGCAACAAGATGGTAAGCACCATAGAGATAATCTAATGCACCTTCCAAGTGATCAAACTGAAAACGTTAAGTCATTAATAGAACAGTTAATTACTTGGTCGCCTACTACTAAAGGCAAGACCGATATGGTTATGGCTTTATGGTTCTGTGAGATCCGAGCAAGAGAGATGCTCAACCAAGGTATACACGCTAAGCATCATATGAGTAACCCTTTCCTATCTTCTTCAGAGAAGCGTAAGAGAGTGGTTATAAACATAGATGAGATGCTTAGCGAAAAGCAACGTACCTTTATTTAAGGAGAACAATTGTTAACAGTTAAAGAGATCTACGCAAAGGCGCAGAGACTACAGACCAAGTACGCCTCTCGTGATCAACGTATGCGAGATGTACTCTCAGTTCGTCAAGGTGATATCTCTAAGGTATATCCTTCTATGTTCTCAGAGGATTATCCAAAGCCACTAGTAGCAAACTTTATTGATGTAGCAGCAAGAGACTTAGCAGAAGCAATGGCACCTATGCCATCATTTAACTGCTCCGCTACCAATATGGTTTCAGATGCTCAGCGCAAAGCTGCTGATATTAGAACCCGTATTGCTAACTACTATGTTGCAGCATCAGATCTACCATTACAGATGTACTCAGGAGCTGACTGGTTTAACACCTATGGTATGTTACCTGCTCTCGTTGAGATGGATTATGAAGGTAACAATCCCCGCATCCGACTACTTAACCCATTCGGTGTGTATCCAGAGATTGACCGTTTTGGTCGTACCACATCCTTAACACAGGTAGTTGTATCAGATGCTGAATCACTAGCAGCACAGTTTCCTGAGTACGCTAATGAAATTCTAAATGTTCGTAGCGTATATCAATCAGCATCACCTTATCTATCAGTAATGCGTTACCACGATAAAGACCAAGATATGCTCTTTATCCCAGAACGTAACAACTTAATTTTATCTAACACACCAAACCCAATTGGTAAGTGTTTAGCAAGAGTCGCAGTTCGCTCATCTTTAGATGGCGAGGCTCGCGGACAGTTTGATGATGTACTAGCAGTACAACTTGCTCGTTCAAGATTTGCTATTCTACAAATTCAAGCAGCAGAGAAATCTATTCAAGCACCTATTGCAATCCCACAGGATGTACAAGAGTTAGCACTTGGTCCAGATTCAATTATGAGATCTGCTAACCCACAAGGTATTCGTAGAGTTCCACTAGAATTACCACCAGGAGTCTTTACAGAATCTGGCGTACTAGAGCGAGAACTTCGCTTAGGTGCTAGATATCCTGAGTCTCGTTCAGGTCAATTAGATGCTTCTATTATCACTGGTCGTGGTGTGCAAGCATTACAGGCAGGCTTTGACACACAGATCAAAGCAGCACAAGCACAGTTTGCTAAGTTGTTCCAAGATGTAATCGGTCTATGCTTTGAGGTAGATGAGAAGATCTTTGGATCTATGACTAAGTCTATTAAGGGAACCGATGACGGTACTCCTTACACAATGAAATATATTCCATCTCGCGATATCAAGGGCGAGTATGGCGTAGATGTTCGTTACGGAATTATGTCTGGTATGGATCCTAACCGAGCCATTATCGCATTACTACAAATGCGTTCAGATAAGTTAGTTAGCCGCGACTATGTTCGCAGAGAGATACCACTGGATCTAAATGTTACACAAGAAGAACAAAGGGTTGACATTGAGGAGATGCGGGATTCTCTTCGCGTTGCTGTTGCTCAGTATGCTCAAGCTATACCCGCTCTTGCCTCGCAGGGTCAAGACCCAACTCAAATTGTGGCTAGGATCGCTGAAGTAATCCAAGGTCGTCAAAAGGGACAATCTTTAGAATCAGTAATTGAAAAAGCATTTGCACCAGAACCAGTTGCTCCAATGGAGCAAGCAATGGGTGGTGCAGCACAACTTCCAGTAGCAGGTGCGGCCCCCGCCCCTGCCTCGCAGCCAACTCAAGAACAACAAGTCGGTGCGGCCCCTGCTACTGGACAATCTCAACCCGATATAGGTCAACTACTCGCCGCCATTGGCGGAGCGTAAGGAGGTGGAAAATGAATAAGGGATCAAGAGCAGCAGCACCAACCGCAAAGCCAACTGAGGGCAAGAACAAGCCAGCAGGAAAAGAAGGCGGAAAAGTGTTTTTCGGATATGCAGCACCAGCTCGTAAGGGCAAGTCAGTAAAGAAGTAATTATTTAAGAAAGGGGCTGGGCGTTATGGATGAAGATCTGCAGCGCCCAGTTCGCTCATCAGATTTTTTCGTAATAATATCAGGATTCTTTTTAAATTTAATTAGCGCATTTGAAGCGCTGGCAGAAGATCTGCATCATATGAGTATTTATTATACAAACCAGAAAAGCCAAGAAGCAAGAGTCTGGCAAGAGTTTACACAAGATTTAGAAACTATTAAGGAGAACAACGATGGCTAGAGGCCCATTAGCAGGAGCATCAGGTCCTGGTAAGTTCTCAAAGAGAACAGATTTAGATTTAGGATCTACAGCATACGGTGAAGGACAAGAGACTGCTATGTTAAATACAGCAGCACCGAAGGCAACAACTCGTGGTATTGCAGATAATGTAGGTGGAAGACCAGCAAATCCATTAACTCCAGTAACTCCTTTATTTGCTCCATCAGAGCGTAGAGATGAGCCAGTTACTGCAGGTGTTGCAATTGGTGAGGGTCCTGGACCAGAAGCATTAATGATGCAATCTAAATTTGCACAAAGAAAACTGTCAGATATTTTAGCTGATATGATTCCTTATGATGACACTGGTGATGTAGCGATTCTTTATCAGCAGGTTATAGCAAGAGGTCAATAGTGTCTGAAAACTTAAAAGCAGCAGCATTTGCGGCAGGTTTATCAGAATCAGACAAAAAGAAAGTAGATAGCCTTAGTAAATTATTAACTGTTCATAAGGAACTATCTAATCTTCCATCTGATCTTGCACAACGTCAGGCTGCTAAATATACTCCAGCACAACAAGATTCTTTAGTTAAAGTAATGGGTAATGAAGACCCAATAACTAAACCATCTCGCGGTGCGCTTGGCACCGCTTGGCACTATACAGGTGGACAAATTGGAAACCTTGGTGGCAAGGTTCTTGCTGGTTTACAAAACGTATCAGATTTTTCTACTCGCTTATATCGTACTGGTGCTATTTCATTAACAGAAGGTGTTGATCTAGAGACTGCCTGGAATGAAGCAAACGATAAAGGTGATAAGAAGTTTAACCCTAATCGTATAGAAGATGCTCGTTCTAAGTTTGGTAATGATGCAGTAGCAGTAGCAATGCGTATTGCTGCTGGAGAAAAGATTGATGAAATCATCAAGACTGCTACTCCAGAACAATCTAAGTATCTAGCACTTGCTGATCCTAGAAGAACAAACATTCCTGGCTTTCAAGATAAATTAGCAGAAGATCAGGCTAGAGGATTATTTCAAGACACATTAGATGCAGTTAATGCAGCTAAGTATTCTCCTGGCCGTCAAGTTGCTAACTTACTATTACCTGGCTTTTTAGAAGGATCTGGATTTGCTTATAAAGCAATCTCAGGTTCAGTAGATGCTGCATATAGAGTTTTCGCAGATCCATTACTTCTTGCTGGTAAAGTTAAAAAGTTAAATGATATTCGTAAGTATTCAGTAGAAGTTATTACTGGCAGTGCTGCTGCAGATGGCGTTAAGTTTAATCAGTATTTTGATCTACCATCTACTCAGAATTTCTGGAACTCATACGGTGCTAAATTAAAAGATCTACGCAAGGCACAAGAAAGTAAAGATACTCTTGCTGCAACACAGATCAAAAAGGAATTGTCTACACTAGCGCCTGAGTTTGGTCCTGCAGTAATTCAGTCTTTTAATAAAGCAGATGAACCTATTGAGGATGTTTTAACAGCCAAGGCTTTTTTCTTAAACGGTAAACAAACTGGCGAAATGATGATTGGCTCTGCTGGTCGTAGAAGAGTAATTGCTCCTCGTATGACACCAGGCCGCCAATTAAGAGTTGCGACACTTACTACAACAAACAAATTATTTAATATTGATAAAGTAGGACCTGCGTTAGTTAACTCTGCCTTCTTCGGAGAAGATGCAACAGATGCTGGTATCTATAAAGCTATTGTTGATGGCAGAGAGCAAATTGTAGAATCCGTACAGGCTCTTAATAAAACTAGAAAGTTTGGTCCTGCAAGATTTTCAACTGCGGATATAAATGTCCGTATAGATAACTTTAAGCGTAGATTCGCTTTAGCGCCTATGTTTAAAGATAATGAATTAGATGTGGTTGCAAAAGATGCTCCAGATCAAATCTATCGTTTATCTCGTTTAGTTCTGCCACAAAGAGAATCTAAACTTATATCAGAGGCCTTTGCTAATACACCAGAAATTGGTAAGCGCAAAGAAATGTTTTATGGCTTAATGAATACAATTACAGATATTCGCGGTATTAATACTACTGAGCCAACAAGAAATGTTGGCCGACAAATGGTTGGCAAGGGTAAACAAAAATTTGGAGTAGATGATGCTCTAGATGATGTCGGTGCTTTTGCTACAGATTTTAATAGCAAGGTAACAGTTCCTAGCTTGGTAGATATAGACAGATTATCTGCTCGTAGTACTTTAGGACAAAGGTTAATAGGCCCTGTCGCTAATAGTGCCTTCCTTGAAAGAATGACAGGATATTGGTCTTTCCTAACTTTGGCTGGTCCTCGTTATGCTCTTCGTAACTCTATTGAAGACTTAATGGTTAACCTATCAATCGGTAGTACTCCTTGGGGTGTTGCTACTGGTCGTAGGTTAAATACTAGAGTTTTAACCGCATTATCTCCTGTTGATAAAGCAAAAGCATTAGACACATTTAATGTGGATACAATGGCAGAAAGCCCATTGGGTTCTATTATGCGTATTGTAAATAGAGATGAGTCTGTTAAATATTCAGAACAAATCGCTAAACTAGATGAAGAAATTATTGCTGGTAAAAAGAAAATTTCTGAACTTTACGCAGTAACTAAATCTAGTAAAGATCCAGCAGAGATTGCAACTGCCAAGGCAGAGATTGCGAAACTACAAGCCAAAACAGAAGGTGGAGTGGTAGAGCAAACCAGAAAGATTCTTGCCACCGCTTTATCTGAAGGTCGCGTTAATCGCTATCTAGAAGCTGCTGGTCTAGGCAAACTAGATGATGAGGCAATTGAACTTCTTGGCGAGCAAATCGTTTATGGCGATTATGAAAATGTTTTATCAATAATTTCTGAGGGTGGATTTAACTTTGCTACTGGTGGAGACTTTTTAACTAGTGCAGTAGATATGGTTCGTCAAGTAGGTACTCGCGGCGCAGCCGTTCGTATCGCTGGCCCTAAGACTAAATATACTAGACAAGCAGGTCAACTAGGATTTAAGAATGTTCGCTTAGATGGTCAAGATGAGGCTACATTAGTATCCTGGTTATTGCGTATCTCTTATATATCTAATGATGAATTAGGTAGAGTGGCTGTTGCTAACCTACATAAGACTGAAGCACAGGCTATCTTAGAAATTAAGAACGCTATACAAGCCAGACCAGACTTGGTAGATTCTTCAATTCTTGCTGCTAAGAATATTGATATAGATCAACACGCTAAATTAGTTTATGATCGTACAAAAGAAGTTTTTGTAATGAGCAAGAACGGTAAAATCAACTCAGATCTTTTGAGTAAGGTTCGCGTTCTAGATGAAAAAACTGGTGAGTATGTAGTACAAGGAAAAGTATCCCTTGATGATCTACCTACTAGCGAAGGTGATATTCCTAAGTATGTAGTTGGCCCATCTTTGGTGCCAGTTTCAGATACTGGAAACTATGCGGCTACATTCACTCAAAGTGGATGGCGATGGTTAGGTATGGCTAACGCTCGTATGTCTCGTCAACCAATTGTAACTAATCAGATAATTCAGATTCGTAAGCAAATGCGTAAGTCTGGATTTGAAGATGCTTGGATTAAGTCTTATACAAAAGATATAGATCCAAATAGTGCTGGCAAGTTAGCAGAAGCCACAAAGAAAGCTAAACAAGATCTAGCAAGAGTTACAGAAGAACGAGCATTGGGCGAAGTACTAGCCTATGTTGATAATCCTTTAATTAGAACTCAGACTGCTTTCTCAATTCGTAACTTTGCTCGGTTCTATCGGGCTACTGAGGACTTTTACAGACGTATTTCTCGCGCTATTCGTTACAATCCAGAGGCAATTCAAAAGGCAGCACTAACTTATGAAGGAATTAGCCACTCAGGATTCATACAACAAGATGATCAGGGTAATGATTACTTTATTTACCCAGGAATTACCCCAGTTTATAATGCAGTAAATAAGGTTTTAACAACTCTTGGCCTACCAGATGAGTTCAAATCTCCACTTCCAATTCAATTTGGAGCGCAAGTGAAGATGATTACCCCATCTTTAAACCCAGATTCATTAATTCCAACATTTGCTGGTCCAGTTGCTGGTGTATCTGTAAGCACTCTTACAAATTTAGTAGGAATTTGGAACCCAGGCGCTGCTGATACTATTACTAGATATACTTTAGGTAAGTATGCAGTAGATCAACCAGTAGTTTCAGCATTTTTACCTGCTCATATCAATAGAGCATACGCTGCTTTAAACAGAGATGAGCGTAATTCTCAGTATGCAAGCGCTTGGCGCAAAGCAGTCACATACCTAGAGGCTTCAGGCAATGGTATCCCAGAGCGTTTTGATGATCTTGGTAACAAGATTCCACCAACTGCTCAAGAACTAGAAGAGTACAGAATCAAAGTTAAGAATACTACTATAGGTATTCTAGGAACTAGATTCGTATTTGGTTTCTTTGCTCCAGCATCACCACAGGTACAACTAAAGTCTGATATGGCTGAATGGATACGCGATAATGGAAGAGCCAGCTTCAAACAAGTTTGGACTAATCTATTAAATCAATATCCTGGTGATTATGATGCAGCAATGGCTAAGTGGGTTGAACTATATCCAGATCAAATTCCATTTACAG